CCCCCCCCCCCCCCCCCCCCCCCCCCCCCCCCCCCCCGCTTCCGCCCCCGCTCCCTGCTATCTGCGGCGGCGCGATGTGCGTAGGTCGAGAGCCTCCATAAATTCTGCCGGGGTGATGCCTAAGTCCTCCAGTATCTCGGCCGCAATGGTCGGATAGTCGGCGGCTAAGTCCTCCAGGGTCTGCTCTGGTTTGCCGTCTGAGTAGTAGCGGCTGGTGCCGGTGAAGTCGTTGTAGCCGAAGCTGGATGTGCTGAAGCGCCCATAGCTTCCGCCATAATCGTCCTCGCCTGGGGCGCGGGCAATGGGCCATGACGTGGGGCCTAGCTTGCAGATACGCTCCAGCAGGTCGGCCAAGAATGCCACATCTAGGCTCTCGGATGCGGTGTGTGCCTCGAAGTAACCCACGCTGATGTTAGTGCATTCGGGGATCAGGCCGGTATAGCTGGCGGTATCCGTAAAGGTGCCACCATCATCGGGCGCATAGTCGCCGCCTAGCTGGGAGGCCAGGGTCTTGGCAAAAGCATCTGAGGCGCATCGGCCACCATACTGGTGCGTTACAACGGATGTATAACCGCGCCGGTCGAAGGCTATAGCATGGTCGATCTTGGATAGGATTGAGGGCGTCTCGTGGGCTATGTGGCTAGACCCTAAGCCGCCCACCTCCTCGGCTGCGTGAAAGACATACAGGCCAGGGACGCGGCGGGCTATCATTTGCACCATGAGCCATATGCCTGCAGTGCAATCGGCGCCTAGGCACGAGGCGGGATCGCCATGCTTGAGGGTTAGCCATCCGTCACCATAGGCTAAGCGGGGGCGTCCTTCGGTCTTGTGCACGGTGTCGGTGTGGCTAGACCATAGCACGCGGGGAGCGGTGCCTACGGTCAAGACGCGGTTGCCGTAGGTGTCTATGGTCATGCCGGGGATGCGGTCGAGATACTTGGCGCAGAATGCTGCCTCGCCAGCGCCGCCAGCGGGGCGGGCATAGGTGTGCATTTGCAACAGCATCTCGATTGCCGGGGTGCGTGCTGGGATGGCGCGTCTAATCGCAGCAGGCCGCATGATAGCGGTCTGCTTGGCGGTCATTGATTTGGTCATGGGTTATGCTTCCACCTCGTTCTGTTCGGCTGCGAGGGCGTCCCGCTCATCCTGTGTTTCTTCTTTGCACCACGTCGCGCCATCTACCTCAATGGAAGTATAGTGGTCGGTGCTGTAATATTCTTCCGTGTGCTCGCAGTAAAAATAGCTATCTGCGGCCTCCTCGCACCATGTCTCAGTCCCCGAGGCTACATGCACCTCGATGGCGGTATAATGATGGGCGTCATAGGTGGTTTCAGTGGCAACACAGAAGAATGTGTTGTCGCATGCGTCATCGCACCATGTCATTTCCCTGCCGTTGCGGGTGGTGACGGTTGTCGAGCCTACGCTGTTACAGTACATTTCATTAGTTGCTTCACAATAAAACGCATGACGGTCGGCGCAACGCGCGCACCATGTCTGTTCACTGACGATCTGAACATCGTCCTCGTTCTCGCGGCGGCCGCAACGGTCGCATTCCATGGTGCTGCTATCCACAAGTTCTGACCATCCTGCGGTTGATGAGCCATCAATCTCGCCATTGTGCGTCACCATGAGATGGTCGCCACGGTCTTCCAGGCGCTGGTTTTCGCCATCAATGTACGGGACAACGACGCGCTCGTCATCGCGGAAGGGGATGCGGGCCAGCTTCGCGCCATAAAATCCGTCGGCGCGGGTATATCCAGCATCAACCAATAGCGTGGCCATGTTTTGCTTGTCTGCCTCCTGTATGCCGTAGCAGCGGACAAATATTTTCTTGTCGGGCCAGATGATGGCGCGAGATGGGATGCTGCCGTCTGGCAGTAGGACATAGGCAATGGCAAGGCCGTGGCCAGCGTATGCTTCGGCGGGATGGCAGGGTGTGCCAAATGTCGCTGCATCGTACCGCATGCAAGAGGGATAGCTGGAGCTCTCGGCGCAATGCTCGGCGGCGCGGTAAACCCTGGCGAAGTCTGCGGCATCATAAGCGATGGATAGCTTAGCTTCGACCGGCGCGGCAAAGCGCGCGCCTATCATCACAATCTCCTGGGGCGTGAGGCGGTGGGATAGGTATTTCGTCAGGTATCGGGTGGCCTTGATCGGCGTCTGCGTGTCAGTCTCTCCCTTCTCGGGGGTCTGCGTGTAGGCGATCAATTCGCCATATTCGGACACATGGGCGTAATGATCGGCGGCGGCGATGGTGTCTTGCCACCATAGGGCTTCGGTCCACCATGCGGGCAGGGGAGTGTAGGTGCCATTCCGTAGGCGTAAAGCTTCGCGTTCTCGCCACGCGCTATCCGCGCTGGTTATCTTGGCCATGCGATAGCGTTCGCCGGTTTCCGCCTGCATTGATGCAATCGCCGCTAGGCATGCGGTCGGGCTGTCGAACTGAAGGTTGGGGATGGCGGCGTCTGTGCCGATGCGGATTATCTGGAAGGGCATTGGTTCAATCCTTGGCGGGAGTGGAGGGGAGATAGCGGGCGATGGCGGCATCAATAAATTCATCGCGCGTTAAACCGAGCTGCGCGAATAGTTCTTCTGCAACCTCGGGAAATACTGAAATTATTGTATCGAAATGATAATCGTCTGAGAAATGGACGAGATGGTACGCCGCGTCGCGCGGCTTGCTGGGCAATGGCCGGGAGCAGTCATGTTCAATAACCAGGGGGCGGGGCGCGATAGCTGGGCGTCGGGGCGCGGCGAAGTCGTGATGGATAACCTGGGCGGTCATGGGTTTAGGCTCCTTGTCGGGTTTCGGTGCGGGCGATGTCGGCGCGGATAGTGCCGAGCATATCTTCAGGGTCATCCGTAAAATGGGATGATGGGTGGTTCCGGCTGGTGCCGATTGGGTATCCGGCGCGTTCTTTGCCAAAGCCTGTCGCGCGAACAGTCCAGCCCATGGCGCGGCATTCCTGGGCTACTGCGTCCCAGGTGAGGCGGCGGGGCTTGGTTGCGGTTCGCGCGTTAATGGCGGCAACCTCAACCTCTAAGGCGGCGTGTAGGTCTGTGATGAAGTCGAGCGGAAGGGCTGTCATTTTATAAACTCCGATATGTGATTGACATGAAGGCACGCAATTATCTGTATAAAGACTAGTCTTTATAGATAAAAGAAAATAATTATTACAAATTGTTAATCTGTTGTCCATGTTTTGTTTATATGTTTTAGCATGTTGTTTTTCAGTTCTGTTGGGCGTATGTTATCCAGGCGCGGCGCATGGTGAATGGTTCTCTGTTCGTTTCGCGCGATCCCCGTTTACGGGGCAAGGGGCTGGCGATGGACAGAGGCAACACAGAGGGGAAGGTAAAAGCCAGGGGAAGGAAATCACCTAGCGCCAGGCCAAACGCACCTAGCCAGAAATCACCTACAGCCAGGCCAAACCTATCTCTGGTGCCTGATGCTGATACTAAGGTTATCCGGCTATCGGCTGGCCAAGGTAAAGACGCAAACGGCCTTACGGTGAAGCAAGAGATATTCTGCCAAGAAGTCGCAAAAGGAAGCAATCTATCGGCCGCATATCGGGTTGCCTATGATACCACGAATATGAAGCCTGCCGTGGTTAACAGTGAGGCATGCAAGCTTATGGCGCGCCCTATCATTGCCGAAAGAGTGAATGCGATTATCACTGAAAATAGGGCTAAGACATCGCTTGATGCCAATCGTATAAGACAACACGTTATCGACAAGTTATGGCAAGAGAGCCAAGCATCAGCTAATTCAGCCGCAGTAAGGGTCCGCGCATTAGAGCTTCTTGGTAAGATGACCGACGTATCTCTATTTACCGAGCGTGTTCAGACTGAAACTGTTACTGCTCGTGACGCTACCGAGATCGAACAAGCTATCAGAGAGAAACTAGCTAAGCTTGCGTCATGATCTAAGAGAGCAATGGATAGGCTAGGCCGGGGCGGTGAGGAAACGCGGGGTTGACGACCCCACGGGGCGGGGAGGCACCCGAATGGCGGCGAGTGGGCAGCCGCGCTTTACATACTAATCCACTCAAACGATCCCATCCCAATTCCATTCCCTCTCATACTCCCCCCCCCTAACAAATTCCCAGCCAAATCTTTCTATCTTTTTTTAGCAACCCACCCCCTATCAAAAACTAATTCACATACCCCCACCCCACCCCATATTGACATTTTCATCCCCGTTACCTATACGTTCCAAACGCCATAGGAGAGGTGCAATGTCAGATAACAACCACATCATTCACGACCAGAGGCAAGTTGACCTTGAAGATTACATTGCTGGCATGATGCAGGCCGCAGAAATTGCTGAGCAGTACCTTCATGGGCAAGCTGCTGCACTGATTAGAGGCTCTGCCACTGTGCTTCAGCACTCCATGCAGACATCAAAACAGGCCGCACAGGCTTCAGAGAAGCCCGCAGAAGACGATCTGTGGTATAAGCCCTATAAGGGCGTCATCTACGACATGATGGACGGCAGACTGGCTCACAGAGTCTATGGCGCGTTGACCAATTTCCCCTCTAAAGCTGACTTTCTTAGAGCAAGTGCCGACGATATTGTCGCAATACCTTTGCTTGGGCAAAAAAGTATTGAAGCATTAATGGATTTGCAGGAATATTGGCCAGAATGACAAAGATTCAGAAACAAGTTTATGATTTCATTAAGGCTTTTTGGGCTGAACATGGGTTTTCACCCAGTTATTCAGAGATTGCCACGCATCTAGGCGGCACATCGAAGAGTAATATCCACAGATTGATCTGTGCTTTGTCTGATCGAGGCTTCATTGAGTACCGTTATGGCCGCGCGCGGAGCATAACAATCACTAACCGCCCTATTGCAACGCCCATTTGAACCGTTGTATGGAGCAAGGGCAACTCTCTTGGTTGTTCTCTCCTCGTCGTTCTTTTCGACACAACTTCCCCTCCCCCTAAAAAGGGAGGGGGTCTTTTTGGAGAGTAAATTGGACATTTCTGCAATCCTACCCAAGCTTTCTCAGATGAGTCAGGATGAGCAGCGAGAACTTCTCAAACTGGTTGAGGAGTTGGAGGAGGCTAAGGCAAGGCAGCAAGCCAAAACCAAGTTCTTGCCCTTTGTAAAGGCCATGTGGCCTGGGTTTATCCAGGGTCCGCACCATGAAATCATGGCCGAAGCCTTTGAACGCGTCATGGATGGAAGCTGCAAGAGGCTAATCATCAATATGCCGCCTCGGCACACCAAGTCTGAGTTTGCATCCTTCCTTTTACCCGCGTGGTTTATGGGTAGATTCCCTGAGAAGAAGATCATCCAGGCAACCCACACTGCGGAGTTGGCAGTGAGCTTCGGGCGTAAGACCAGAAACATCATTGACGGCGATGATTATAAGAGCATCTTCAGCGATGTTAAGCTCCAGTCGGATTCTAAGGCTGCCGGTCGGTGGAATACCTCCAAAGGGGGCGCTTACTTCGCGGTAGGCGTTGGAGGTGCCATTGCCGGTAAGGGCGCTGATCTATTCATCATTGATGATCCACATACCGAGCAGGAGGCTATCGCCGCGCTAGGCGATGCTTCCGTTTATGACAAGGTGTTTGATTGGTACACGTCAGGACCACGCCAGCGTTTGCAACCAGACGCGCGCATCGTTATTGTTATGACTCGTTGGGCAAAGAGAGACTTGACGGGCAGGTTGATCCAAACCTCCATGGAGCGTGACGGCACGTCCGAATGGGAGGTTATTGAGCTTCCTGCGCTACTTCCTTCGGGCAACCCTATTTGGCCTGGATTCTGGAGCAAACAGGCGCTTGAAGCGCTTAAGTCCGAGTTGCCCGCGTCTAAATGGAATGCTCAGTACCAGCAGCAACCCACCAATGAAGAAGGGGCAATCCTTAAGCGCGAATGGTGGAGGCGCTGGCAGAAAAACAGCCCACCCGCTTATGAGTATGTCATCATCACAGCC